GCAGACGCTTGCGGTTTGTCGTACATGTCTGGCCCTTGTCTTGTACGTTCCACCGTATAGGTGTCTTTTCTTTTGTTCTCGTTGTGGGTTGCGTTCCCGCCTGGGTTGACAGGGGGGACAGTAGCTTGCGCCCCTTATGAGCGCACCACAGTTCAGGCAGGGTTTCTGGAATGGCATCAGTGTTTGTGAACTGTGCCCGTGTAATCTTTGCCACGGTGCAGGGTGAGAGTGGCGAGTCCGGGGACGGAGTCTTCGCCGGTGCTGCGTCTGTAGTATCCGGAGCCGTTGTCCATTGTGGGTGCCATTACGACAAAGCGTGAAGCGGTTGTGTTGCCTCTGGTCACACTGCCACATTCTGTCACTCGTAGGTGATGGAAGTGGCCGTGAATGAGTAGTGATGCGTCGGCGATTGGTTGACGACCAAAGGCTTGGCCCTTCCACCATGTAGGGATCTGGTCGGGGCGTCGTGCTTGATGCCCGTGGACGATGCCGAGGATGTGGAACCCGTCACCGAATACGTCGATGGCTAGGGATTCGTCGTGCGGTTGCGGTTCAACAAATTGGATGTTTGTCGTGTTTGATTCGGTGGCAAGCCGGGCAAGCTGCCGACCTATGAAGACACCCCAGTCGTCGGTGGGTTTCCCGAGGGGTTTCCCGTTGGCGGAACGGAACTGGCAATGATTCGACCCAACGGAGGCGTAGGTTACTTTGGGAACGATGGCCGCAATGCTTGTAAGGGCAATCCAGGTAAGTGTGACGCTCAGGTCGACTTGCTCCATGATGCTCATGTCGTTGCTGTAAGCCTGTTGCGCTGCGGCTACGTTCTGGAAGTTTTCGACCATGTCACCGAGGTCAGCGAAAATGACTTGTTCGGGTTTGTCTTCAGCTACTTGCCGGAGAACGCTCGACAGGGTTTCTTGTACACGGGCAACCAGTTCGGGTGTACCGCCACGGTCGTCGACCTTGCCGACCTGCAGGTCAGACCACAAAACGACCAGGGCGCGCTCTTTTGTGAGCTTCAGGGGTTTCAGTGTGGGCCGATAGTCTTTGATCAGTTGGACAAGTGGTAGCAGATCTGTGACACCCTGCCGTCGGGTGAACGTGAAACGGTAGGCGGTAAGCCAGACAAGTTCACCGTCTTTCTGTTGCTGCCATCTTGAAGTGCGGACAGGCGGAATAACCTCTATCGTGTCCGGGTCGAGGCCAGCGTCGATGAGGAACTCGTCAAAGTTTTCCGGTTCGTGGTCGTAGCCCGGTGTCGTTGCTTCCCCGGTTGTCCCGTCGAACTGAACCCCTGGGCGAAAAGTCTTTGCCGATTCGACTCTGGGCGCAGGTTCGAGGTTCTCTAACAAAGGCCGTGCTTACGTCTGTAACGACGGATCGTGTCACCGGCGACACTAATCCCCTTCTTGCTGAGCGCAAAAGACAACTCGTTGGGCGACCAACGGGTGACGTCTGCAAGGAATTCTTCAAACAGTTTCTTGTCGTTGAGCTCGAGGTCGTTGAGAATCCGGTCAATCTTTCCGACAGTTGTCGTTGCGCGTGGGCCAAGATCTTCGAGCATACAAACAGCCTTTCATATTGCGACACTGTTGTCGAACGTTAGAACGGGGCGTCGTCTTTCGAGGACTGTGTGACGATTGTGTCATTGACATGGATGGCTGCGTAACGGATTAGTTCGCCCTGGTCGTTTGTGAACTCTTCCATCTTGACAGACAGGGTGCCTTCGAACCCGATGGTCTGCCCGACGACGACCTCGTCGTTTGTCCAGACAGTATATTTTTCGGTTTTGGTTTCGCCGTTGCGGAGCTGAATTTTGTTGTGGGCGCTGAACCCTCCACCGTTGCGGTGCACGCGGACAATCTCTGCGCTGTCGACGATTACTTTTGCCATTCTATTTTCTCTCTTTCTTGATATGTTTCGGTGTAACACAGTCGCGGTTTCCACAGATTCGAATGCCTGGAAAAACAGGTGCGCCGTTATTATCAACCGGGGTAATTTCATCCGGCGCGAACGTTCCCTGCCACGGTTGACAGGTTGAACGTCTAGGCGCTAACACTCTTCCGTCAAGTGCGGTGCAGGATGAGCAGAGGCCGTCGACAAATCTTGGCTGGGATCTGTGCCAAACAAATCCACAACGGTCGCAAGTGTTTTTCGGCACGGCTTCCTCAATCATGGGTTTGGGTTCTCGCGCTACTATACCGACCGGAATGGCCTCACCAGCAAGTTTGCAGACAGCGCGTGTCACCAAGACGTAACTATTCCAGACGATTGTTTCTGCCCGGAGGGTTTGATTCTCCGCAATGAGTCGTGTGTATTTTGCGAACAATTCCGCTCTCCGGTAGTGGAGCACTGTCATTTTCTTTTGCAGATAATCGGCGGGTCGCTCTGACTCCAATGCCTCGAGGTCAATGTTCAACTCGGTGGCCCAGGAAACGTTAGGCACTGTGGGCCTTGATCTGTTCGAAGTCTGTTCCGTAAGCGCAAAAAATAAGATCCCGGACAACCAAAATTGCATATTCGCCTGGCTTGAAAGCGTGACGGAATGCTGCGATCTGATACGCCTGGGCAAGTGTCAACAGTTCCATATTCGTCACCTCTTTCATGACAAAGTGATACCCGTCAACCTGAACCATCCGGTCGACATAGGCACGGTTTGATTCGTTGGCTGCCGGGGTGAACTCTTCCCACCAGTTGTCGTTGTTTCTCATTGTTTCCCTTTCGTTGGTTTCTAGCCTAGTTGCTCAAAAGTATTCTCGAAGCTCTGACGGTACGACGTGGTCGACCAGCGTGTCGTAGGTGAAGTCGTCGCGGAGTAGACGCCAGCTTCCGGTGGCTTGATGCCAGACCGGGGTGTCGGTTGATGATTCCCACGGCCTGATTTTCCACCCGTACAGTCTGCCCATGCTGGCATATTTTTCGTCGGACTCCATCAGCCCGTTCATCTTCGAACACATCACAACAATGTTCGCTGGGTTGTCACGAAGCTTCGACCCGCCCATTCCACGGTTGAGCCGGTGATGCGGTGCCACGGTTTCAGTTTCCCCGCAGTGAACGCAACCGAGATCGCGTGTCAGGTAGTGTTCGAATTGTTTCAGTTTCACACGGCCACTCTATAACCTCGTGCAGTCGAATCTCTGTTCTGGCAAGTTCCTTCGTTGTGAAGATCTTCCTCAGATTCAAACCGACAACCTGGAAGTCGTCTGCGTAGGCGTGTTTGTTCAAAGCGTCGAGGACAAGTTTTGCCATGTTGTCGAGATCCCTGCGCCTTTTGTTCCCGTTGAAAAAGTCAATCGTAACAATAACTTGGAAGGCAAACGGGTCGGCACCGGTTTCTGTCCAGGCTGCTTGAACTCTCTGTTCGGCTTCCTTTGTTTCTGCCGGGGTATATGTTCCTCGAGCTGTAACTCTTGGTCGTTGTTTGCTTTTCGGTTCACCGGGGATTGTGAAGCAGACAACGTTGTCAGGCGTCTGACCGGAGATCATTTGCATCCGAACTCTCCTGGTCGGCACTCCCAATGTTCGCCACGGTCATGCTCCGCCTTCACCCACGCCCTAGCATCTGGAACCTCAGCAAACACGCCAAAGGTTTTCGTGTCGTGTTCGTCTTCCCACCGTTCCCCGTTCAACCATGTTGCCGGATACGGGGTGAACTCTTCCACACGGTTCGGTGCATCCCGGAATTGTTCAGCGGCCCTGATAATCAAATCGGGATCTGTAACCCTGACCGCTTTCAGGAACGCTTGACGTGCGTGGCCCTTATCCTTCCGACGGGGATAGGCTGCCCAGAATCTATCAAAGGATTCAATATCGGTTGCGCTTATATTCTTATTCTTTGGTTCTGGTTGAGTGGTTCTAGTTAGGTCTTCACTGGTGACGACCCCCCTTGTCACTGGTGACGACCCCCCCTCTTCACTGGTGATGACCCCTTCGGGTGCGACTGTGTGGAGCGTGTACACGATGGAACTATTAGCCCGGAGCCTCTTGCTCATTGCCCGATGGCTTACAAGCTCTGCTGCGGCTCTGTCGACGGAGGCAAGTGAACAGTTGAGACGTTTCGCAAGGGTGGCCCTGGATGGGTAGGCCTTGTGCGTTTCGTTGTCCGCATACCTGGCAAGGATCGCGTACAGCCTGACGGCTCGGTCGGAGACTGGAAGGTCAAGCAACCATTCGTCTATGATTGCGAAGCGCCTATCAAGGCGGATACTGTGTGTCATTTCCCCTTTTTCTGAATTACCGAAAACCTACGATTGGCCCCACTCTAACCGAATAAGTGGCCCAAGAGATCTCCCAACCTCAAGCCGGTCACGGAGCGCCCTGATTGAAGTGACGGCTGCCCGATGTTTCTGGTCGGCAAGCTCTGACTCTAACAGGGTGTCAATGGTGGCAAGCTCCGCCGTATATCGACGAATATCCATGGAACCCTCGACGGACAAGAACGCTCTCGCGTATGCCTTTTTCTGTGCGACCCTGGCCCGAACCGCTTCCTCATCAAGCCGAGTAATATCGTCCGTGGTGCTGTCAATGTCTTTGGAGATCCTGGTCAGGTTTTCGATAACGTCATGCGGGGTCAAGTTGCTCAAAGTTTGCCACCACGAAACAAGACAGAGCCGGTTTGATACACCCAGTCGATAAGGGCGACGTGTGGATCTTCGAGGTCGTCAGCCTTGTAACGCTTATGAAAATCAACCGGCTCTGTAATCTTGCGGCTGATCTCGAAAGCGGTGTGTGCGAGTTCTAGCACTCTTTCGTCAATGCTCATTTTTCTACATCCTTTTTCCTCTTTTGGATTAGCTTCGACACTTGGTTTGAAAATCCTTCGGCAACAGCTTGATCCCAAAGTGCTTTCAGTTCCTCGACTGACACGGCTGCGTCGATTCGGACAAGGAACTCTTCGGACACAACGGGTTCGGGTTTGGTCGGAACTGGCCCACGAGCAACCTTTTCCATTTCTTCCCTCGAGGCCCGTTTGTTCCCTGAGTAGCCTGCGTTCGCTAACGCTCGACCGATGGCACTCGTTTCCGCGTTCTCAAGGCTGGCCGTTTTGTTTGCCCCAGCTGTGCCCTCAATTTCGAATGCCATGCCGGAGGCCTTTGGACAGTTCGCATGTTGGTCGTCGTGGTCAAGGAAAACTTGTGCCCTCACCACCCAGTAACCTTTTTCTCTGTCTTTCTTGTCAGTCAGCTCGTAGGTGACGATTCGAGCATCTGGCCAGTCTTCAAGAAATCTGCGAATCCGCTGTTCGACGGTTTCGTAGTCCTCGAGGTTGAATTGTGCCATTATCTTTCCCTTTCGTTTTTTCGGTTTTGTGTTTCTTCCCACAACCGATTGGCGGTTGCGACAAGGTCTTGAATCATGTCCGGGTCTCTTTCCACTGTCATGACTTTTGGTTCAAACCATGCCGGGATCATACGACCCTCGACCTCGGCACGGAGTAACCACGCGAGGACACAATGGTCAGCCCCGGTGACGTGTAGCTGCCATTGAATCTGTCTCCGATACTGGATCGGGACGACGGTGTCGCTCCAATCCTTCCCGGTGGTCTTCACCTCCGAGATAACGGTGTGGTCAAGCGACAGACCGTCAGGGGTTGCAAGCTCTAACGGTTTCCCCTCTTGGACTGTCAATTCTTTGGCGATGAGCCACTCGTTAGGGAAAACATCAAAACGGTCTTTGACCCACAACCCAATCGGTCCCTCTTGATCTCTCCCAAATGCCATGTAAGGGTTGTCGAATGGTTCCGGGGGTGTCAGGGTGTCCTGGAC